TAGCGGTTGTGTGTACTTCAGCAGGTAGTCCCAGGCTACTCGCTTGGCTTGGGTGTAAGTGGGTGCGATGTAGGCAAAACGAGGAGCTTCCCGTTCGCATTGCAGCGCAGCTTTAATGATTTGGTTGATTGCCGCAACAGTCTTTCCGAATCGTCTGTGCGCCACCGCAACAGAGAATCGGTGAGCATCAACTGTCGAATGGAGGTGTAGTTGATGTTCACGAGGCTTATAGGGGATGGTGATTAGCTCTGCCATCCGAACTTCATCTCAATCGGGCCTTGATCCTTACCCGTTACTTCTGTTCTAGCGAGTTTAGGGATGTGGTACTCGATTGCTTTCAAGTAAATATCGCAAGCCTTCTCAGGGCTACTAGCAGCCACTTGGGTGAGCCAGAGGTTGAAGTTCTCAGCATTGTCCTCTGCCATCCTCGCAATGGCCTCTCTAACCGCTTGAGTGGACTTGTTAGGCGCACCCTTTGGTCTGCCCATACCCGCTGCTGGCGGTAGTCCTTTTGCAATATTTTCCTGTATTTTGTTGACTTCTTCCATGTCCGAATCCTTAGTGGTTGTTCGGGAAATAACTAATTATATGCTAATCTCCGAATAGCTCCCTTAATACATTTTCTGAAGGTGGGTCTGACTTGTCTATAACAACCATTGCTGGAATAGATTTTGTGTTTTGAGCCATCAAAGCATCAAATCTATGACCGCCTTCAATAATATAAGCCCCCTTGCTATCGACCCCAACAATCAAAGGATTAATCTCTTTAGATGCGTTAATCTGATTTGCTAGGTCTTTAGTTCTCTTGTCCAACTTTTCAAAAGAAAGAGAGTCAAGGTACTCCTTATCAAAAGCCACTCTTGGAACCTCTCTAATTCCAGAAAGAACCTCGTAGTCATCTAAAGTTGCAGAGATAGAGCCCATATTAGGCACTTCTTTTCTGACTGTTAATCCCGATACTTGATCTCCTGGCTGAACAACCTTAAATGAGCTTTTAGTGTCTGTTGGCTCTAACAGCCCTTTAGCAGTCATTTCATTGGCTTGCTTGTAAGCCTTCCGTGGTTTAACTCCAGACGCAATTAACTCGTCTACTAACTTCTGCTTTTGCATTGCTGCGGCTGGGCCTTGCGCTCTCATCGCCAAGGCATCTTCAAGAATTCTAGGTATGTCTAACGCTGGGTCAGACACATCACGAACTTCTCCTAAATTAAAAGCACCCTTGCTATGACCAGAAAACCTTACTGGATTACCAAAGTATCTACCTGTTTCTGGATCAAATACCTTGACATAACTTGATGGGCCAGCAGCGCTTCCACTATGGGTGACATCTGCTTTAAAGCCAAGTTTGTTTAATTGTGCTGCCAAGTCATCTGCTGAAGACCGAATGAACTCTCTACCTCGATTAGCCAATCCTTCAACATTCATTGTCCCCGCAGGCGCAAACCCCAATGGCCCCGCCATCATCATGTCTGTGAGTTGGCGTAGTGCGTTCTCGTCTGTGACCTTGAAGGGCTGCCGTGGGTCTGCAAATGCTTGGCTCTGGAGTGCTTTTGCTGCCTGACCAGATTCGACTACTCGTCCACCCAGCATGCTTGCGTAGTCAGCAGGGTTTTGCAGAGCGTCAAAGAGTTGGCGCTTGAGTGCGTCAATTCTGCTCGTCAGTGAGGTTAGTCTCTCAGCCATTGTCGTCTCGTCTGCATACTTCAACTAGGTCGTATTTGCTTGCCTTGTTTGACCATACCTCAAAGTCTGGTTTGATCTCTCGCAATTCGTAGAATTCTGTAGTGCCGAACTTCTTCAGGTGATGCTCCTCTGGGTACTGCCAGATATATGCACCCTCTAAACAGTAATTCAGCAGCCTCTCCACTATAAATGGAGTCATGGGGAAGTTACCTCTAGCGTACCCAGCGTCCTGATTCAGCCCTGGGTGACTGAGGTGCTTCTCCATAAATTCAAAGTATCTGTCCCACCAGCCTTTCTTTCCCAAGATGTAGGAGCAGAAAGCCATGTCCACCTGAAACTCGTTGATGTCCACCATATCTTGAGCCACCTTTATTAGTCTCGTGTGAGACTGCCAACAGTTGTAGCTCACCGCAGAAATAGCGGGGAATGGGTTAATAATCACCGCATCGTAATTCCTGAGAAGTTCTCTTGCTTGGTCTTCCCATTCGTCCAGTTGGGACTTGCGGTAGAACTTCCAGCTTATAAGACCGAAGTCGCCTTCAGGTCTCAAGTGCTTAAATATGTCGTACTCTAATCTAGGACACTCGATCTTTCTGGTGTCCAGATGAATTGTGTTCGGCAGCAGGTGTGCCTTTTGGTCGTCTCGGTAGTAGCTTTGAAAGATTACCACTTGACCTTATCAGCCCAGTACGCTGCGCTCATCTTGCCTTTAGCGATGTCCTTGGCATGTCGAGCCTTGAATGACTTCCTACGGGCTTTGGCTGCATCTGACTCACCCTTCTTAGCTGGGGAACCAGAAACGCCTTGTTGACCGAATCGGATGGTCTTGACCTTATCGCCCTCTTTAGCCACGACTACATGTGACTTAGTAGGGTGGTTAGGAGTTCGTTTAGGCTTGTTGTAGCCCTCTACCCCTATGCGCTCAAGAATCTTAGCGGCCTCTCGGACTTTCATTTCTTCTTCGCTGCTCGCATGTTGTCGATCAGGTTCGGATAGGGACGACCTGCTGACTTAGCCATAGCCTTTGCAGACTTCTTCTCTTTGGGAGACAGAGGATCAGGCTTACCAAGGGCTTTAGGACGCTTCTTGTCCCAGACCGCTTTCACTTTTTGTACTCCGGTTTACGCTTCATGCTCTTGGTCTCTGCAACGAACTTCTTGGCTACAGACTGAGGCACACCTAATTTCTTTGCCATCATCTTGTCGGCAGCAGCAGCTTGCATGAAACGGTTCTGGGCTTTGCTCACGCTAGGCATTTTTTATACCTCTGAAATATAAGTCATGGGGTGGGTGTGCTTCTGAAAACTCATACTCTGCGAAATCCGTACACAAAGGCTCAAAGTCTTCTCTGGTCAGGTTCATATAGTAGTCACCACAATAAGGTGCGTCAGCAGGTGATGTCCTCGTTGTGCCGTGTTCTGCTCTGCCTGTCGTTGCACAGGTGAAGAACACTAACCCCCCTGGTCTAGTCATTCTGACCATGTTCAGGAAGGTTTCTTTCCAGTTCGGATTATGCTCAAAACACTCACAACTAGCAGTGGTGTCGAAATGCCCGTCAGGAAAGTCTAGTTCCTCACCACGAGCTACTAAGTCAACACAACTTCCTGGCCCGATGTCTACACCCAGATAGTCGCAGTCAAAGAAGAACTGCCTTATCGAGCCATTGATATTGAGACTGCCAACCTCTAAAACACTCACCCCAACGAACTTGTCAGGGTGTCTTGCCATTACCGATCTTACAAACTCAATCTGACTCGGATGACTCATTTGGTTCCCAAGCGTCACAGACTCCAGACTTCTTGCACTTGAAGTCCCACATCACACAGTAGACCTCTTTGTCGGTAACGCCGCATCGGTTCATAGGCATACCGTACTCACAGTTGCCGCAGCGTTCTTCTGACTCGGCTGGGCCGTAGGATGCCTTTAGAACTGCGACCTGCTTGTTTCCTCGGTTAACGATCTCGTCTTGAGTCGCCAAGGGACATTCCCCGTCTTCGAGTAATCCTTCTTTTTCGACCGTCTCAGGCTCTGACCCAAGAAGGCCAATCATAATCGTCGGGCCTTTCATATGCGCTCCAAAAAAAAGCCCCGAACAAGACGGGGCAAAAGGGGAGGAGAAGATGGGCGCAATAGCCCACCCCGAATATATCATTACTGTTGAACAGGCGCAAGGGTGAATACATAAATCATCCGTGGCCCGAGCTTGTTTGTACTCTCAACCTTGACCTTCGTGACCTTCCCAGCCTTTACATATCTTGCGAGGCAGGCAGAGATGTAGGAGCGCTTGTAGTTCGTGATGGCCTCGATCTCAGCGCTGGTAATGGGTTTGTCGGACAGTACATCCAGAATGGTTTGGCAACTCATTTGAGACTCCAGGCGTGGACTTGTTGGGCGTGATTCATGATCTCTCTAGTAACGACTTGGATCATCGCTAGTCGGTCATCGTCCGGTTTGGCAGCGTTAGCCGTGAGTTCTCTGAGTTCTGCTCCGAGTTGTTGTATTTTTACAACATGCAGTGCTGGATCGTTCATACATTCAGTTCCTTAAGTTTGGCTTCGATGGCTTTGGCAAAAGACTTGTATTGTAGTGAGTCAAATTGCTTGTATATGTTAAACACCTCGTCATCAGTTAGGCTGACCCATTCATGCTTCTCTGCATTTACTCTCAGCACCGCCAGTGCAAAGCTGATTAGCCCGTCTTCTGGGAGGTTCCAGCGTCCGAAGTCGTCCATCCATCCGTACTGGTCTGCCAGGTCAAAAATTTCTTCGTCGGTCATAACCACACCCCCATGATGTTTTTTGAATACTTCTTGCTAAGAGTTACCGGATCAGCAGGCTTCTGAGTCATATACCACCGAGTCCAGGCAGCAGTGCCAACATCGGTCTCCCTGCGGATGATGATGTTGTCTCTCGTCAGTTTTCTGAGCCTTCCCTGCACCTGCTTCACCGTGAGATTT